CGAGCGCTGTCTTCTGCTGTTCCATTCACATAGATATGATTCGTTATCGCAACACTGTTCGAAGCAGCAGATGGTGGTGACGTTCCGTGTGGATAGACAGCACTCCCGATTGGCATTCGAACAACTTCAGGACCACCTTCGCCAACCATGACGTCAACAACACCACCAGATTGGAATCCGGGGATCTTGGGACCTTGTGGTGGCGGAAGAGGACCACTCGAACCGGATTTCATGTTCGCGAAAATCGCAAGAATCTCTTGGAACGAATATCCTTGCTGGGCCAACCGATAGGCCATGTTCATGTCGATATTCGATCCCTGACCAGAAGGATTCCATCCGCCGGACGTTATGACATTCTGCAGTGCTTGTTGGAAGTTCTGTGACGTGACGTTGAATGAACCACCGAGTGCTCGAGTCTTCGCGATTTGCGCGTCCAAGTCTTTATCGAGTTTGTCGAGATAAGTCAGATAGTTCTGCGCACCGTCAGCTGCTGCCTTATGCGCAATGACCGACTCGTGTCCATAGTTTCGGATCGCATCTTGCAGATCCATGATCTTCTGCTTTTGCGCATCCCAAACATCTCGTGAGAAGGTGAGACTGCTGCCAAACATCTTGTCCCACACATCTTGCGCATCTTTCAATTGACCTTCGAGCACTTCACGAGATTTCTCTCGAACTGATGACCAGTCCTTGTTCAGTGCTTCAGTCTTTTCGGCAGCAATTGAGTTGATGAGATTGTATTGCTTGGTCCACTCATCACCAACTGCTTTGATGTTGTCAATTGCGGTTTCGCGCCACAGCTCGATCTTATTCTTCTGATGTTGTAACGATGTTGTCGAGTTCTGATCAAGCAGATCGTAATACTCATCCCACAGTTTTGTGGATTCAACAACGACCTGATCCTGATATTTCAATTCCTCGGCAACTGCCTTGACTTGATGCTGCGTTGCACCAAGATAGATTGCGATCTTGTCTTGTGCAACACCTGCCTTAACAAGCAACTCTATGTTTTCAAGAAGTGACTGATCCATCTGGTCGATTGTTTCACGCCAACCAGCACCAGCACTCTCGACTTCTTTCTGAGCTTCGGTGTATTTCTTTGTTTCCTTGTCGAGTTCCTTGAATCCTTCCTTGAGTTGATTGACTTGCTGAGATGTGAGACCAAGTGCTTTGGCGATATTGTCAGTGCTGACACCAGCATCAACCATGTCTTTCGCGAGACCCTTGGTTGCGTCATCGATGCCTGATATGTCAACACCTTCAAATGCTTTGTTCACAGCATCCCAGGCATCAGCATATCGAACAGCTTCAGCTTCTGCTGATCTCAGTTCCGCAGCAAGATCGTGGACTTCATCGACTGTCAAACCTGTTTGCTCAGCAACAACTTTCTGATTGAAGCCAAGTTTTAACATGCTTGTTGCGACGATTTCAGCTTGCTCGCCAAGATCCTTGCTCTCTTCCGATGCATCTTTCCACAACTTGTTGACTGTATCCTGAACAGCAGCAAGTCGTTCTTCTTCGTTTGCTGTTTCGCCGAAAAGTCCTTTAAGTGCTGCCCATCCACCAGATATGAGACCACCAAGATCCGCGATATGTTCGAACGCGAGAACAGTTCGAGAAGCCACTTCGATGAGAGCTGTCATTGCTGGTAACAACGAAACACCAATCGTTGTCACCATAGTTTGGAATTCCACTCCAAGAGTCTTGGTTGACTCCTGGAATTCCTCACTTGCTTTCACGTCTTCGTCGGTCCACACATAGGCAACTTCTTTGGCCTTCTCTTGCAGATCATCGAAGTTCTTCAGAAGGAATGGCATATTCTCGCGAGCGCCACGACCCATGACTGCGATTGCATCAGACATGAGGGTGGTGCTGCCAGCGGAATTGTGCATCGCTTCCGAGAGCAACTTGATTCGTTCAGTAGGATCTGAATCACGGAACGCATCAGCACTGACACCGAGATGGCCAAGTGCCGCATCAAACTTTTCAGCTGCTGGTCCAGTCGCGTCCATACGACGCTGCATCTGGAACAACATGTTCTGGAGACTGTCAAGACTACTTCCACCAATTTGCGCAGTCGCAGCAAGCTGTCCAACACTGTCGACTGCAGCACCAGTCAGACGAGAGAAGTTGAGAACATTCTCACCAGCTTCCGATGCCTTCTCTGCGAACTCGAAGCACGCAACAGCAGCACCAGTGAGAGCCGCGCCGACACCAAGAACACCAGTGCCGAATTCAGCAAACTTCTCACCCATCCCGCCGACGACTTCAGATACCTCGCCAAATCCCGGGATGACACGATCGACGAAGTTCTTGACTCCGTCAAACGCTTTACTGAGAACAGCTGTCCAGTCGTCGATCAGTTCGAGTCGACCAGATGCGTTTCCAACTTCTGCCATCTAGGATGCCTTCTTCTTGGAAAGCAACGCATTACTGACGTAGATCCACGAATCAATCATGCGTTCCTGATACTCAACAGACTGCTTCATTTCTGGTGCCGGTCGGTTGAGAGGATCGTCACCAAAGTGAAGCAAGAAGTCTTCAACTCGCCAGCGATTATTTCCTTTCGTCGCGATGTGGTACAACGCCTCGACAATCTGCGCAGAGTGATAACTCGCACGAGTGTCAGAGTCGGGATTAAGTTCACGATATACTCGCCACTCGAGGAACTGTTGCCAAGACAATTCCTCGAGCATCCGATCTACATCTACGCGACCGAGGAAATGGGCGAGGTCGTAGGCCTCGCGGCGGAGGCTGCCTCGCCCAAGCGATTTTTTAGTTGCTGTAATTGCTCCGGCAACATGCCGTTGAGTCGCATCGCGACTCGTTGCAGACGATCGAGCGGTTCCATGCTCTTGGTCCGAAGCTCAGCAATCGCTTGCTCGAATTCCTCGTCGTTGGTGAACGGGAACAAGCGATTGCCTTGGTCATCGTGAGCACAGAAAACAAACATCACGAACATTCCATCGCTCTTCGGTCGATTCGACATGATGTTCGTAAGCTTGATAATGTCGCCAGCCTGGAGACGATGGAGGCGAACCATCCCAGATTCGCCGTTCGAGTCTGGCCACTCGGGAACTATCTCGTCCTGGTAAGGCAGATCCCTCGCACCGATGATGTCTTGCCGAGTGAGAAAGCCCATCGTTTCCTCCTAGGAACTGGCGCCGATGATCGCGATGTCGAAGTCGACTCCACTTCCCGACGAACTGTTCGCAAGATGGAGGATGTCGCCGGTGCCGGCGGTGACTGGCCACCCAGTGGCGTCTGGTGCGATCATCGCCAGAATTCCTCCTGGCTTGACCGCGACTGTGTGAGCAGCCGCACCGAATGGCCCGACGAACTGGTTTGATGCCGCATTGCCGACAACGACGTTGTTCACGTTGGCGGCAGCGGCAATGATGATGATCGCCTTCACGCGAACCATCGTGATGACCGCTCCGAAGATGTCGGTCAACGAGCCAGCGAGATCAAGATCCTGCGTTCCGCTGGCAGCGATCGTGAAATGGTTGCTGTAGAGACGATCGGCCTGATTCAGACCAGAACCGTTGGCGAACGCAACGTCCGTCCGACGATCGATCTTGCCAGAACTGTCGGCTAAGCCGACCGTATTGGTCAGAACCAGGTTCATGACGAGCGAAAGTTTTCCGGTCAGTATCATGTTGACTCGCTCCTTTGTTCAGACTTACGCCTCGACAACGACGCTGGCCCAGGTCAGAGCGAGACTTGCACCCTGCTTCGCATCGACCGGAGCAGGATCGAACTTGAACATCTGGACGTATGCGTCTCCGGTTCGAGTCTTCCCGGAGGGAAAGAGAATGCGCCACGCGTTCTTCACGTTGTTGGTGATGTCAGCGAGGATGTTGATGTGAGTCGCGTCGCTCGCGACGTAGTTGATCTTCAGCGTCGGATCGGCCTGACGAAGAAGACCGAGCACGTGGGATTCCGATCCGTCGTTGTGGGTTGACGTTTCGATCTTGTTTCGGCTCATCCCACCAGGATCGACTTCGGTGATCTCACCGATCGTCACCCACGCCGTCGTTCCAGCACCAGCCGAACGCTGAACGACGATTCCAGTTGCTGTGACGGCATTGCTCATTGATCTCCTCCCTTAGACGAATTGACTGGTGGCATCGGATTGATACCATTCGCTCTTAGCAAATCCTGGAGACGTTCGAGTTCGGCTGACATCTTGGCGATCTGCAACGTCAGTTCGCCAATCATCAGCTTCGCGAAATAATCGGTGTCCTTCTTCA